TGGCAAATAAAAACTACTGGATGGGATAAAGGATATGGTAGTCAATATATAGAAAATTTAGGACATAAATTAAAGAGTATAGATATAGCAGAAACAGCAGATGAAATAAATAAAATTCAAAAAATAGATGGTCCTGTAATTAATCCTATTATTCATAATAAAAAAGGTGGATATAGACGTAAACAATACCAAGACGCAGGATTTATTGGTCCGCAACTTCCTCCTGGATATATAGGACCTAAAAATAAGGAATTAGAGCCAGAATCAGAACCTGTTGTAGAAGAAGCACCACCAGTAAAGGAAGTAAAGAAAAAAGAAGTAAAAAAGAAAAAACCTATAAAAAGAAAAAAAACAAAACCAGTAGTAAAAAATAACAACAGTAATGTTACATACAATAGTAATAGACCTGATGCAAAAGAAATAGGTTGGATGGATAGGCTTAGAGGATTTAATAGTAAACTTAATAATCAATCTGTAAGTCAGTCTGTACAAACTTACGCGCAATACGCAGGTAATGCTTTATTGCAAGGATATGGTCTTGTAGGAGAAGATGAGAGTTATTTTGATGTAACTGAAAAAGATCTTAGACCAGATGAACTAGCAACATATAAATCTATGTTAATAGATAATCTTAATAAAGGTAGAGGTTCAAAAATAGATTATAGAGGATACAGTAATGATCCAGAAATTGCTAATGCTCCTAGTTCAGAGGCAGCAAGAAAATTATTAGAAGCAAGAGGTATTAGTAACACATTACTTAATGATTTTAGTCCATTTTCTGGAACTAATGCTACAAAAGAGGCATTACATACATTAACAGGTAACGCAAGTTACACTATAGATAAAGACGGTAATGTATATGTTCAGGATAATTATGATTTTAATTATTCTCAAAATAAAAAAGGTTTAAAAACAGGAACAACAATTTCAGAATTATATAAGCACGCTACTGCTAATAAATATAATGGAAGTGGTTATGATAATGCACACAGTGTGGGAGACCAAGTTAAATCTAGAATACCTGTAAATATAAATTTAGGATCAGCAACAGATTTAGGGTTAACTCCAAATGAAATATCTCAATTAGGAGAATATAACCCAAATGCATCTAATGTAAAAACTATTAGTACTCTTGAATTATTAAAACGAGGAACTAAAAAAGTATTTGGATTTCAAGAAGGTGGATTTAATCCTGATCATCTTAAACCTACTCTTAAGTTTCCTCCTCAATTTCCTCAAGGGCGTATAGAAAAAGGAGCGTCTTGGGATCTTAAAAAAGGAGTAAGAGCATTAGAAAGTAGTAACGGTGTTAATATGAAAAATTCTAAAACACCTGCTACAGGATTTTATGGTCAGTTTTTTAATCAAATAAAAGATTTACCATTTATGAATGGTGTTACTAGAGATGAGTTTGCAGCAGATACTACTTTACAAAATAAAGTATTTGACATGAGATATAAAGGTCAAATTCCAGATGTTCCAGGTTTAAAAAGCAATGTTAAAAAATTAAGGAAAGATTATAAAGAGTTAACTAAAGACTATACTGATGACGAGCTAGCTGCATTATCAAATTTTACAGGAAGAAAAAGAGCTAGAGAATATTTTGCCTCTATTAGAGATGGAAAACCTTTTAAAATGCCTGGTCAAGATGCTGGAGATAATAAGTCAGTTGAGCAATATATGAAGGAATTTAGAGACGCTGTTAACAAGAAAAAGATGGGAGGTAAAAGAAAATGTAAATATGGATGCTGGTAAGTGTTATATAATAATAGAAAAACCAAAAAATAAAAAAGTATAAAAAATATCAATATAATTCGTAAATTTGTACCCAACTAAACAATATATATATGGACCCTAATGAAAAAATACAGCTAGATGACATAACATTCGATGATGTTATAGCAGGCGATGGAGTAGAAACAATGCCTGAACCAGAGGTGGCACCTCTTGAAGAATCACCATCAGAACCAGAAGCTTCTGAAGAACCAATTCTTGATGATGTTATTGGAGAAGAGGTAGAAGAAGAAGAAGAAGAATATGAGGAAGATGAAAAGGAACAAGAAGAAGTAGAAGACGATCAAGAAGAATATGATGATCAAGAAGAGTCTGAAGGATTAACAATTGTAGGAGAAGTTTTAGATAAATTAGGTTATGATTTAGAACAAGGAAACTATGAAGATACTCCAGACGGATTAGCAAATATGACAGCTGATATTGCGTCAGAGATGGCAGATGATAGAATTGATGAAGTTCTTGAAGCATTTCCGCTAGTTAAAAAACATTTAGATTATGTTTTAGCTGGAGGAGAATCTCAAAAATTTATGGAAGCTTACGATCCTAATTTAGATTATGAGCAAGTTAAAATTGAAGAAGATGACCATAGATCACAAAAAGCAATATTAGGAGATTACTTAGAATTAAAAGGTCATGCTAATGAATTTATTGAAGAGTTGTTAAATGATTTTGAAGATACAGGTAAATTGTATGCAAAAGCAGAAGCTGCTAGAAGCGCTTTAGCTAAACATCAAACTGCAACTAGAGACCAATTAATAACTCAACAAAAAGAAGAAACAAACAGACAAAGAGAAGAATTAAATGATTTCTGGGGAAATGTTTCAGAAACTATTGAAGATTCAGACTCTTTTGCAGGAATAGCGGTACCAAAAAGAGATAAGGCTAAATTCTTTGATTACTTATCAACGCCTGTTAATAGGCAAGGGCAAACTCAAAGAGACGTAGATCATGCAGGAGCTGATATGGAAATAAAATTAGCAATTGATTACTTGATGTACACGGGTTTTGATTTAAGTGATATTATATCAAATAAAGCTAAAACCCAAAACGCTAAAACGTTGCGAGAACGTATTGGCAAAAATGAAGATAGAGTTAAATCTACTCGAAAATCATCTAGAAGAAATTCTAAGCTTGATTTAGATAGTTTAGATCTATCATTATAATAACTGACAATTATCAAGGCAACTTGAATTTGTATATAACTTTAAAAATAATTAGAAAATGGCAAACAACGGAACGAACATAAACGTCCAAAAGACGTTTTACAATGACTCGCAAATGACAGACATGAATAGTCTATCAAATGCATTGTTGGCAAAACCGACTGAACTGTCTCCAATTATTACTCATTTAGCAGGAAAAGACGATAAAAGATTCCCTCTATCTTTCTTAACAGAAGGTGTTGGTAATGTTAAATCTATTGACCGTTTAGAGTATGAGTATCGCGTAGCGACACACAGATTGAGAACACGACCAGTAGTGGCAACACCAGCAATAACAGCAAACGTAGGATTAGGAGGAGCAACTTTTGAGTTGGAATTTCCTGATAAACACTTTGTATTCCCATACGTATTAGTATCTCAATCAGGTATTCAAGCACGTATTATGAAAGAACCAGAAGCAATAGGTTCTAACTGGAAATACACTTTACAATTAGTAAACCCAGCGGCAACAGCAACAATCGCAGCAGCAGATATTACTGCAGGAGCGCTTTTTGCACAAATGTACGCACCAGTAGGAGTTGACTTCTCTAGAGGTAACGCTTCAAACTGGGAAACTCCAGGTAAAGTAAGAAACAAACTAACTACAGTTAGAAAATCTTACCACATGTCTGGAAACGCTAAAGATTATGTAGCAGAGTTTTCTCTACCAACTAAAGGTGGATCTACTACTAAACTTTGGATGGACTATGAAGAGTACTTACACATGTTAGACTTCAAAGAAGAATGTGAAATGTACTACTGGTATGGTCAAAAAACTTATGATTCAAACGGTGTAACTTCTATGAAAGATGAGAATGGACAACCAGTAATTGTAGGCCCAGGTCTATTAGAGCAAATTGTTAATACTGACACTTACTCTACTATGACTGAAACCAAATTAAAGAACATCATTGGTGATTTATTCTATCAAATGACTGATGCTGCTCAAAAACAAGTAACTCTTTATACTGGAACAGGAGGTGCTAGAGAATTTGATGAAGCTCTTAAAAATCACTTTGCAGGTGCTGCTGGTAGCTGGAAAGTAGGAGGTGAGAATCGTTTCATCACAGGATCTGGTAGATCTTTAGGTTTAACTGGTTACTTTAATTCGTACGAGCATATCGACGGACACACAATCAACGTGGTAAAATTACCATTATTTGATCATGGTGCTGTTGCTCAGGCTCGCGCGAAGCACCCTGTTACAGGATACTCTTTAGAGTCTTATAGAATGGTATTTGTTGATCAATCAAATTATGATGGACAAAATAACCTACAAATGATCAACAAAAAAGGTCGTGAGTCTATGAGATGGTGTGTTGCTGGATCTGTAGTCCCTAGAGGATTTGATTCAACTTCTGCTAGAGCATCTGATGTTGATGGGGCGTCTGTACACATGTTGAAAACTGCAGGTATCGCGTTAAGACGTTTTGATACTTCTTTAGACATCACTTGTACGGCATCGTAATCTGGCATTAACGTGCGTCTATATATTGGTTTTGATTAGAGCTGTGGGGGAGCAATCCCCCGCGCTTTAATTGATATATATAAAATTATCCGGTGAGTTATTCTTTACAACCAATAATTAAAACTTTAAAAGAACTATATTATGAGTAAAAAAGTATTTTTAAGGAGAAAGGACCTAGGAGGTTACTTACCTAAAGCAGTAAGAGCAGAAGCTACAATGAAACTTAGTAGTGTTTATGTAAATAGACAACCATTAAAAGGATTTAGCCCTGCTGATGAAAAAAAGTTTATGGAAGGAATATTAGATGTTAGTCCTGATCATAATGATTGGCCAAAACATTCTAAACAATTCTGGGCAGAACTTACAATACCTGTAGGATTTACAGGTGTAGAACTAGAAGTTGGTAAGGATGACAATGGTATGCCAATAAGTATTATGGATTATATCAAATACAGCTTTGCTGTTAAACATCCTCATGTAGCTTTAACTAAAGAAGAAATGGATTCTGATTTTAATAAAAGATTTTATATCCAAGACACTACAAGAGATGATAAGGTTAAAAATAACCAAATCAAACTTAAGAAAGATGCGGATAAAGAATTTATTAAAGTTTCTTCTAACAATGAGAATATGAAGAGAATATTACGAATTATGTCTAATACAAATCCTGATAGGATGAGTATTGAACAAGTTGAAAATGCTCTTTATGAATTAAAAAATAGCCAACCTAAAAAGTTCCTTAAAGTGGCTACAGATAAAAACTTAGAATTAAAAGCAGAAGTAGAACATATGATTTCAGCTGGAGTTTTAAGAAAAATTGGAAACCAAGTAATTTTTATTGATGAAGTTATTGGTGATACAATGGAAGATGCTGTAGTTTATTTAAAAGATAAAAAGAATTCTGGTACGCTAACAATATTAAGATCTAAACTTAAAGAATTATCTTTAGTATAATATGAATGTAAATCAAATGCATATAGCAATTCAGCAAGGAGTGGATAAGATAAATTCACTCCAAGCTGATATGCTACTACAAGAAGAAATAGATATAGAATTAAATAAAGCTATGTCTAGATTTTTAAACACAAAGTATGGTAAGAATAATAAGTATGGACAAGGTTTTGAAAATAGTCAAAAAAGAATTGACGATTTAAGAACACTAGTTAAAGAATATTCTGCTCCTACAATTTATAAAGAACAGTATGATAATAATCATTGGATAGATCAATTTAGACTTCCTTCTGATTATTTATATTTAGTTAATCAGAGATCTGAACTATTTTTAAATAACTGTGAGCCTATTGAATTTTATGTAGATGACGATTCACCTACATCTTATTTTATTATGCCTTTAGAAAATTTACATAATGGAACAGTAATGATTGATACACTTGATGTATATGCAGATCCAGGAAATATTGGTCTTGGAACTGCAAATATTCATACAAACGGAGGTGCATTTGTTTATCCACAAGATATACAAGCATATAAAGATTTTTTAGTAAATCCAGCAAATTGACCTGCA